AAAAATGGAACAAGAACTAGGCCCAAACCAAGAACCAACAGGTCGCTTGTATAAGACTTGGGAAGTATCAGCGTTTAATAAAACTACCGAGGAATGGGAAACCACAACTAATCATGGGTATGACTACTCCGAGAACAAAACTGTTGACGATTTATTCCCACAAGTAGAGTCGTCTATTATCAGACCTACTAAAAGGCGTAGAAAACAAGATATTGGCTACGACGAAGTGATGGGCTATGGCGACGGACAAGTAGAGTTTAGGCTAATCAGAAACCCTAGAACAGTCGAAACTAAGGTAGTGCCACTTCATAACGTAGAAATGCACCGCATCATACTACAGATGAACGCCCACTATTTGCCAAATAGGACTATAAACGGCGGCGATTTTGGGGATTTTTCAGGCAGTAGTCGCTTTCCTGCCGACAGTGACCACTTCAATGGGTCAATGACTCTAGCAATGCAGTGGATTCACGATTTTTATTCACAGCTAGTCGCAGACAATCCTAACGAAAAACATGGCGGTACAACGGTACATTCCGAAGTAGCGAGTAATCACACAGACAGACCCCGCAAACGAGTGTTAAAAGAATTACCTGAGTTTTATAACTTCTACAGACCAGGCGAGGATTACCCTGCATGGACATACCCAAGCATGGCTAGACTGGGCGAACTAGGTATAGATGTAAAGAGTGGCTATCCACACGGAGATATTATTACTGGTGACGAAGGATACGCACAGGTTCTATGGAAACATGGAAGTATTACAGGCAGGAACGCCGTATATAGAGAGGCCGAACTTAACCCAACTATAAATGTGATACGTTGGCATAATCATGGCGAGGCTCAGATTAAGCGCACCACAAGAGAAGGACAACAGCTTTTCTACATGATACTAGGTAGTTCGTGTATTAACAGTTCACCCGTGCCTGGATATGCTAGTGCCGTAGACGACTTTAACGAACCTGTTTCTTACCATAACCAGGGTCATGTAAATAGCTTCCTTTGGCATAGAGATTATGGGCAGGGTAGGTACGAAAACATAACTATTGATGTTGTTGACGGCAAAGCCTACTTTGACGGTATGGAGTGGGACGGTACACAACCTTACGAATGGGAAAAGAAGTATGGGTATTTGAATGAATAACAGGGGTAATTGTGCTATAATAGAAGGTAAGAGACTAAAAAAAATAGTCTCCTCATCACCGTCTAAAGCAACAAAGGAGACCACTATGATTTTATCACAGTGTAAACATATAACATGCAATAACCCTAAAAATGGTGGCTATGGCTACTGTAAGACCCATTCTATGCGATTTTGGCGTGGGCAAGACCTAGACATGAAATCCGTACAGCAAAGGCGAAAGGCAATTATTGAAGGTGATAAAGCAAAGATTCCATTAGGTTTAGACGCAAAGTATGGGTATGCCCTTGTTGATACTAAAGATGTTGCACTGATAGAAAATCATAATTGGTCTCTGGGTTTGCGTGGCTATCCAACAAAAGGCAAGGGAAAAACTTTGCACCACGTAATAATGGGTAAGCCTATCAAGGGTCAGGTCGTAGACCACATTAATAGAGATAAGCTAGACAATAGGCGCTCTAATCTAAGGTTTGTTAATGCAAAAGATAATGCACGAAACATTAGTATGCAGAAAAACAATACTTCTGGGTATAGAGGGGTTTGGTTTAGAAAAGACACCGAAAAATGGGTAGCCAACATTAAAGTTGATTACATAAAAATAAGTCTTGGTTGCTACACATCTAAAGAAAAGGCAGCAATTGCATATAATAATGCAGCCAAGAAATACTTTGGTGATTTTGCTGTTTTAAACAAGGTACAAAGTATATGACGGACGAACAGAATAGCCACTTAGCAGAGATACAAATGAGCTTTATTAAAGAACACCGAGCAAAGTTTACTAAGGGTGCAGAAGAACATAAGACACTTTTACATAAAGATTTTACAGCTAAAGAATTACTAGAAATGGCTATAGAAGAAGCACTCGACCAGGTAAGTTACCTATACACATTAAGGAGTAAGTTATGAACCGAGAAAACACTCCACTCTATAATAGTCAATTCCCAGATGGCAGGGATGTTATGCCCGACACAGAAGCTTTGCTAAGGCGTGTTGCTTCGCATCTTATCCAACAGATAGAAAACGACCCCGAATACCCTAGCTATCCACCTCACTGTCAAGAAGATTACATGTGGTACCGACTAAATGATTTAGAAGATGATAACCACCTACCGAATAACACAACCGCCTTTGACCTCTTCGCAGGTTGGATAGTGTCCCGCCGACCCGCTACGAAGGTTATTCATCTGGGGCAGACTGTGAGTAAACCATTTTATGAGTGAACTAAACCAAGAGATGTTACCCGACCATATACTCGATCCTCTTTATGAAGCTAGAGGAAAGTGGGAGCGTGCAGGATGGCTTATTGCAACGAGAGTGATGCACGAGTGTGGTATAGATATTGCCCTAAATGCCATGAACGAACACTTAAAAGCCATAGAAGATTTTGAAAGGATATTCAATGAGTGAAGCTAATTTTACAATCAGAGTAGAATCAGAACGAGGCCCAGAAGAACTATATTGTGACGGAGATAACACAGAGCTTTACATACACAGTGACAAATATAAAGAAGTAGACCACATCTTTAACCGTATAGACCAAAGGGATAGAAGACTAGGTGCTTTTATCTGGCGACATATATTAGGAGACGAAAACTTTAATAATGTTGCTATGTATATGCACAATTCTGGTGAGTTTGCTGTATTCTACAGACCAGAACCAACTGAACCAGACTTTGAACACTATTTAAAAGACCAATCAGGTGACATTGAAACATTATTAGACGGGGATATAGAATGAAACTATTATATAAAGTTAGATCGCTATGGTTACTTGTGTTTTCTAATGCTTACGTTCTACTTACGGATAAGCACTTTGGCTATGCAATACCTGAAAACCGTGAACTTATGGAGCGCATACAGGAAGAACTTGAAATACTTGACCTACAACTAGAAGAAGATATTAACGAGTTACTACTTATGGAACGCTACGATGATTGAATTAAAAATCAAAGACGTAATACAGACTTATTGGAATGGTCAGGTAGTTACCGGTACGATCAGTAAGATTAAAGACGGTACAGTATATATAACAGACGTACATAAATAACGTTGAATAACAGGCATACTTGTGTTACAATATATACATAAAAGAGCATGTGAGTTTAGACGACGCACCATGCTCTTTTAATTTTACCCTTAGTATGCTACAATGTAGGTACTCGTCAGAAAACACACTACAAATGCGCTAAGTATTTGTGGACAATTCAAATAACTTAGTTTAAAAACCTATACAACACGCATCAGGGTAGTGCGATAGTTTAGTTTTCTAAACATATTCATTAGTACCGCTTCATACATACGGCTTTAATTAGCATTTTATTATGAGCAGGGATTTTTGTTTTAATATAGATAGTTTGACCGTTCCTAAAATTAACGGTCTTTTACTGCTTTGTATTTAAAAATAGAAGTGATACTACGGAAATCAGGGTGAAAGAGATGTGATTTGTATTCCCCATCTATAGGACTATATAGGCTTAGGCTGATGTATAGCTATAAGAATGGACTTACTGCACGAATCCTTAGAGACGTTGCTTTATGTTGTATAGGTTAGAGGGCTTTACCTGCTTAGGTTACTAGCAGGGAAGATTTGTATTGATTTAATGTGACAAATATCACATAATGTAAACGAAATCACTAATATAAAAACATAAAAAAAAGGTTATTTCATAAAGAAGTGATCCGTTCTTAGTTGCTTCGTAACTTTTAATTGTCAAATTAAGTGTTTAAGTAAATGAGGATTCTATGTTGATTAGTGAGGCTTTTGCTTCTTACTACCAGATTATATCGTTCAAGAATCAATCTAGCCGAACGGCTGAGATGCATTTTACTGCGCTTAAATCATTACTTAAAACTTGTGGTGAGATACCTATAGAATCACTTACTTTTGAACATATAAGACAATGGAAAGAACTAATGGAGAAAGAAGGCAAGAGCCAGAATACTATAAGAGCTTACATTATTAAGTTGCGCTGCGTAGTAGTACACATGCGTAAAATCAAAGTATCTTGTATAGATGTAGACGAAATACCACTACCTAAGAGGGAAAACACCATACCAAGCTGGATTACTCCCGAACAAGTATCTAAACTTATTCAAACCTGCTCACACAAGCGAGCTAAAGCTATTGTATCGTTACTATATTCAAGCGGTATAAGAGTATCTGAGCTTACTCAATTAAACAGAGATCAATTACACGAAGGAAAGTTTACTATAATAGGTAAAGGCAATAAGTTACGTCTTTGCTTCTATGACCAACGTACAGCCACCGCCATTGAACTTTATCTTAAAACACGAGTAGACAACCACCCGGCACTTTTTATTCAGCGTATATCTAAGCAACGAATGAATAAGTCTGGTATAGAGCGTATATTTGTAGAAGCAAGAAACAAGGGCGGATTTACCCAAAAAATTACACCACATACTTTAAGACATTCGTTTGCTACTGATTTAGCCCAAAAAGGTATAGCAATTCATAACCTTCAAACACTTATGGGCCACTCATCAATAGCCACCACGGGTATGTACTTACATGTTTCAAACCCACGTTTACAAGAGGAGTATAAAAAGTACCACACGGTCTAAAAGATAAGCATTAAACTATTGACATAAACATAATAAGCGTGTATTATGTAGATATTAACTTGAATGTTAATCGAACTTGAAAGAGTTTAACAATCAACAACTCAGATGCGTCGTCTTACGATCTGGAGCAACTAAATCCAAGCTAACAGATAGGGCTTTAACCCTAACCATGGTAAGGAAGAGGTCCGGGGTTCAATCCCCCGTCAAGGCTCCAAGTAGTAAACAATAGTTATCGGTAGAAAATATTCTACAAATAACCGTCGCATCGAGAGATGCGGCGGTTTTATTTTGTAGTGTGTTTTCTGACGAGGACAAACTACAAACAGAACTACCACAGCGATACACAACTACGCAATAGCGTAACAGTAGCTTGGCAAGTCTGCCTAAACAAACGTGAGGTTTGTAAGGGAAGGTATTTAACAAAGGGGAAGCAATGAAGCTATTTATAGCACTTGCGGTACTGATATTTATATCAATGCCAAAGGTAAACGCAACTCCGTCACACATTAACAATTCGACCCAAGCAACACAGACGAAAGTCCAAGAAGTAGTAGCAACGGAAGTAGTGCAACCAACCATAACGAGTGAAGCACCTACACCAGCGCCATTACCAGTGGTCGAGACGGAGAAACTACCACCAAGTAGTGAACCAAAAGATATAGCACAAGCCACCTTAGTAGACTTAGGAGTTGGCGACGCTTGGTACGCTGTAGAGTACATCGGTTTTAAAGAAAGTAGCTGGAACCCACGCGCCATAAACAGTATAGGTGCATGTGGATTGTTTCAAGCATTACCCTGTGAAAAGATGAACTGTAGCTTATCAGATGTCGCCTGCCAAGTCCGTTGGGCAACAAATTATGCAACCACACGATATGGAAGCTGGCATCAAGCATACACCTTTTGGACAGCTAATAACTGGTGGTAATAGATAGAGCGCAGTAGCGCTGGTAGTAACTGGAAACGGTTAAAGGAATTCTGCAGCACACCGAGTAGCTATGGCGACGGGGTTGCTACTAGCACTCATGCGCTCTATCAACAAAGACAACGAGTTGATGTTTGGTACCCATTTGCGAGAGGGTATCAAGCATCAGCTCGTATTTAACGAAAGGGGAGAATATGAACGCAGAAAAGATTTTAAAGACAGCACTAAGAGTACCAGCAAGTCAGAAGATAATATTTAATTTAAGAACAAAAGAAATAATTGAAGCAGAAGACTACGGTACTGATTCAACTGGTGACGATTTAATAGACAGAATAGATTGGCGTTCACTAGAAGCCAGAGAACTACTAATAGGTGACGAGGGAGACGATTAAATGACAAACGTAAAAACAATGAAGGTAAGCGGTGGCGATTATGCCAAAGTAGCCGATAGGTTAAAAGAGTTTAGACAGAATAATCCGAATGCTTTAGTTGAAACATCACCAACTATAGATGGTTCAACGATTATTTTTAAAGCACGTATATTAAAAGACAAATCAGAACCGAACAGCGCAGAAGCAACGGGTCACTCTATGGGCGAAAACAAAGGGGCAAAAGCCTTTGAAAAGCTGGAAAGCATAGCAGTTGGTCGTTGCCTTAGTCTTATGGGCTACTTAAATAACGGCGAAATAGCATCAAGCGAAGAAATGGAAGAATTTAACGACTATAAAGACAACCTAGTGTTAGAAGCAGTTTTAGCAATAGATGAATGTCAGACCGAAGATGAACTAAAAGCTTTTTGGGCATCTACTAACTTAAAGAACGACGAACGAGTTGTAAAAGCTAAAGACGTTAGAAAGGCATTATTTAATGAAAATAGTACACCTAGATCAGAATAGCGACCAGTGGTTAGAGTTTAGACGCGGAAAGATTACCGGTAGTAAACTTAAAGACCTAATAGTTAAAAGAGGAAACGGCAAGAAGATTGGTTTTTACCAACTAGTAGCAGACAAACTTGGAGCTATAGACGAAGAAGGCGAAGACGACCGCCAACGTGGTCACGACCTAGAATCCGAAGCAGTAACTAAGTTTGAAGAATCTTTGAACGTAAAGACAGAACAAAATGGAATGTGGTTGTCAGACGAATCAGACGATATAGCAATATCACCAGACAGAGTAGTAAGCAAAACGGAAGCACTAGAAGTAAAATGTCCGAAATCTGCAAGACACATTCAAACAGTTATAGAAAATATAGTACCAGCAGAATATATGGATCAGATAATGCAATACTTTATCGTAAATAAAAGACTGCAACAAGTACACTATGTCTCTTATTGCCCGAAAGTAATCCAAAAGCCTTACTGGTTAATAACGGTTAATCGTGAGCAGTATGAGGATCAGATAGAGTTTATAAGAGAATACGAATTACAAATTTTAAAAGAAGTAAATGACATTGTAGAACAGTGGACATTTTAGGAGTGGGATATGAAAAAGAATATTGAAGTTAAGACTATGGATAATGTAAAAATTATGAGCAATGCAACTAAGAATAGACACGAATTTAACAAGATTGTAAAAACTTATAAAGAGTATTTTACTCGTTTTGAACACTTTGTTGAAGCAGTAGCACTAGTAATAGTAGCAAGTTTTGCATTGTACTACTCGACAAGGGTAGGAATGACAAATAGAGACGTATTAGCAGTTAGATTTTCAGGAGTGCTTATAGCTATTATTGGTGGCTTTCAATTCCTAAAGACATTTAAAAGATAATGAGTAGACATTATAAACCAGCAGAAGACGGCGGAGCTTCTGCTGCATCTATTATGCAAGATCCATTTGAACATTACTACTCAGAAGACATAGCACTTGAAGCCTATCGCAAACTTTCAAGAAAAAGAGGTGTAATGCTACCAGAAAATATGAGGATAGTTGTTACAGAGGGAAAAATACTTAAACATGAACATAAGTATTGGAACAGAGTACCTTTAAAAAACACTGGAGATAAAAATGCCTAAAATAGCTTTTGCACTTGCAGTTGAAAAGATTGAAACACGATCAGACAGAACAATAAAAATAGTTATAGGAACATCAAGAGAAATGAGCGCCGAAGCAAAAACGGCTCTTTTTTCTATAGCAGATAAAAACGCATTTGGAGTATTCAGTACAGACGATGACATTACGGAAAGTGATATACCTTTAGGCAAACCAGACCCGATGATTAAAAGTAAGTCTGAATCACAAAGATTAAGAAATACCCTGTTCGTGCTATTTAAGCAGAGGGGAGCAGAGGGTACTTTTGAATCTTATTACAAACAACAAATGGAACGAATTATTGACCGATTTAAAGAAGAATTAGAGGGTGTGGCCTAATGGAAAGTAATTACAGAATACATGTAACAATACGCCGTCAAAACGGCTCAATATTTAACTCTATGGAATATTGTACAGAAAATTTTGGTGGAATAAGCCCAGAACAAACGACTAATAAAATAGCTGAAGAATTTGAATTATGGACTACCGAAAACATTAACGCTAGTGAAGAACAGATTAAGGATGGGGAAGATGACACAACAAACTCTTAGTTTAGCAAAACCGTCACAGGGTACACGAATTATACGAGCTTTAAAAATTGCCGGTAATCAAGGTATTACATCTACTGACATGATAGTTATGGGAATCTACAAGTATTCAAGTCGTATCGCAGAACTTAGACAAGATGGCTGGAACGTGGTTGCAACCCGAATTAAAGGCAGTTTATGGCAGTATCATTTAATTGAAGAACGTGAAGAAGCCGAACGTGGCTGATATGTATGGTAAGGGTGACAAGGGAAAGGCAACTAAACTACACAGCGTAATTATACGCTCACTGGGTAAATGTGAATCATGCGGTTACGAATGTGACTGTATGGATAAGATGAAACACAATACTTGCCCTATGCAAGCTGCACACATAGAGGGGCGTAAGGCATCAGCTACCAGAACACTCTTAATTAACGCTTATTGTTTATGCGCTAGTTGTCACGGAAGGTACACAGATAAACCGCTAACATTTAGTAGGTTTGTAACGACTACTTGGGCGCAGGAACACCGGGAGATTTTATTACAAATGTCTCAAACTATGACAAAAGTAAACTGGACTGACCGTTTAGCAGAACTTAAAGAATACAAAAAACGCTTAGAAAACGGAGACACACTCGAAACACTAAGAGGAGAGGAATCTAGCAAGCTATGAGCATATCAAAAAAAGCAAACAAGCTTGTCTTATTAGATGGTCGTACCAACGAACTAAAAAAAGACATCATGCTTGTACGCGAACTTAACGTAAATACACCAGACGAATATATGGCAGTACAGCGCCTTGAAAGCCTACTAGTAAATACTAAGCATATTCTATGTGACGCTAAAAAGGATTTTATATGAAACGTGACGAAATTAAACAACTTTACAGAACAATTAAAGACATAGAAGATATAGCACTAAAAGTTAATTGTAGCATCAACTATGTAAAAAGGATCGTGGGGGATTTATGAAATGGTACTTACTAGCAATAGCGTTTTTAATAGCTTACCTTGCAGCTATATGGTATTTGTTTCCTTTAATAGTGAATATGGGAATATCTATAGGTAGAGGGCTATGACAGTCCACCAAGCCTATTCAATGGTCTGGGAGTTAAATCTAACAGAAGCACCTAAACGCAAGGATAGATGGTGGAAGTAACTTGTGGTTTTTACGCAACCAACCAAGTGCATTTATGGATTAACGGACACTGTGCAGTATGTAAAGTAACTTAACGATTAAATCTAAGTGTGTAGCTGCATGGGGTATCGCCAAGAGTAAGGCAGGTAAGAGAAACACCCATCGAAGAACTAACGAACTTCTACCCCGTGCACATACACACTTAGACCTCTATTTACTGTTTTGGTGGTAGTTCGTTCAATAAGCAGGATCGCAACTGAAGCTAGGACGGCTACATGTTAGTAGCAAATGCTAATAAATCTATAGATAAACTTAGCGCTTACCACCAATACTGTGAATAGATAAATGAAAGGAAAGAATATGGGCTTTGTAAATGATATGACTGGTGAGATAGCAAAGGGTATGGCTATGCGAGTTAACCAAAAAGTACAGGTCTGCATAAAACCAAAACCCCGACTATTAACACAAAAGATGTGGCTAAAAATAGCTAGTAAGTTTATCTATATAGAAATGACAGAACCTAGCTTTACGGTTGTTGATAAGTCAGTAACCCTATAGTAAAAGAAGGAGAATAGTATGACAAAGTATGAACAATATTTAATCTGCAAAGAACGTGGTCACAAAGGTAATGGTAGTACGACAAGTTACGCAATAGCTAACTCGCCAGTATTCCAAGAGTGTGGATACTGTGGCACGACCTTTTGGACTACAACAATTACAGAACAGCACGAAAAGAACGCACCTACTAGTAACTAACCACCTATAGTAAAAGAAGGAGAATAGAATGAGTGACGCAACAGATAACGCATACAAAGAGATAATCAAAGCATACCAAACAACTATTGACCAACTGCTAGCCGTAATAGAGGCACAAAGTAAAGTTATTCAAAACGTTCAACAGCCGACTTTATCTTTTCCACTTGGCTCAAGAACACACATACCGTATGTAGACCCTAATCCAAAGATGGTGTGCTAGCCATGTCTAACAATACTAGTAGTAAGAGGTACATATAATGTCTAAGATAGAACCTAGTTCTGATACAAACGAGCTAGAACCCACTATAGACTGGTTAATAGATGAACTTGCGCCCAACACAGGCAATTCACCACTAGTCAACTTTAACAAAGACAGATTAAGAAAGTTAATCGACACAAAAGAAGCAGAAGCCTACAAGAAGGGTTGGGCAGAACGTGGCGACTACGAATTAAGAAAATACGAAAACGTAAAGGATTAACTATGACAGAACCAACAGAACCCACACTACTAGATAGCGAGATAAAGAAAACCCTAGCATTATTTACTACTAGAATTTACCTAGAGGGTGGCAATAACGCTGACGAAATAACAGATGAAGCAGTTAAAGCCATTAAGAACTTATTACTAGAGGCACAGATAGCCGAACTAAAAGCAGTCAGTTTTTATATAAATACTCGTGGCGAAAGTTTTACTGATTACTACACTGAACGCCTAGCAGAATTACAAAGTCAGTTAGGGGTCTCTAAATGAACAGGAAGGAACACATGAAAAGCAAGATTGAACTACCAGCTATAGACCAAATAAGACTTTACGAAGCACTTACAGGGTTTGAATTTAAACAACCCCTTAACGAAACAGAAGTACTCAAAATAATTAAAAGTATGGGAATTAAATGACTGACTTCAAGAGCGAACTTAGGAAGATACTACTAAGCATGAACTTGGGTTACCAGTACCAAATGTCTGACTATGCCACAAGCAAAGAGTCAGAACAAGAGTACGAAAAAAAAGGATTAGCAGAGGTAGACGCAACTGTTGATGCCATACTAGAGCTATTTAATAAGCAGCAATCAGAAATACACGTCGCCCTAACTGTGGGTAAGTATCAAAAGTATATATAAACGGAGAACCTGTGTTTGGGCTAGGCCACGACAAAGAAATGACCGTAGACGGCAACGTCAAACTTTTAGCTGATATTAAATCAAGGATAGAGGAGTAAACACTAGAACTAAAGAGTAATTTGTGCTATAATAAGACTAACAAGATAGCTTCTCCGTCAGACAATTTATTACCAAGTGGAGTACATCATTTATGATGCAGTATTACTCTTGCACCTTTGATGTCATTAGACATCTTGTGTGAAGTACGTCTTCAATTACCTCATACATTCAACGCTTTTACTCGTTCGTCTCACGATCTTAATATAAACAACCCAACGAAAACAAAGATAAAGACGTACTCCACCTGCTAATAAAATTAAGGAGAAATATGGAATTTGTATCAGAAGAATACGAACAAAGACTAAAAAGGCTTGCAAGTATACTATGTCCAATAAAAGATGTAGTTCAATTTAACCCTTTAACTATCCCTAGAACTACTGAAGAAGAAGTATACAGCTTTCAGTACGACATAGAAGACATAAGAACAGGCTTTGATATTAACGGTAACTTTCACCGCACACGTAATAGATGGGATAGCGAAGGATGCTATTTAACAAGGGATATATAAATGGAAGAACCAAAAGACATACCAAGATTTAGAATTATTATCCAAGACGGTCTTACAGAACTACAGAACGCTGCCGGTGCAGACAACTTAGATCTATTTACAAAGACAGACTTAATGAAATTTATTAACAACTTTAAAAAAAACGTGAAGAAACTAGAAGAAACAGCAATTCCACCTAAAGATTTAATTGAAGCAGAGATAGTAAAGCGTAAAGGGAAGAAGTAATGCCAACTAGTAAACCAAAGAAGGAACTACTAGACCCTAGACAAGCTTTATTCCTAGAGTATTACCTAAAGCCTAAGACTCCTACATTTAGTAATATTTACCAATCAGCAGTCAAAGCAGGATATAGCAAAGAGTATGCAGAATCTATTAACTCACAAGTAGCATGGCTCTCGGAAAGTCTAGGAACAGTAACTAAAGACGAATTAGTCACACAAGCTAAGACAAACCTTAAAGAATTACTAGTTAGTGATGATGAAAAGATAAGAGCAGATATAACTAAGTTCGTAGCTAAAACAGATAGCGACTTTAGCGAGAAGTCAGAGCATACACTTATATTACCTAAGCCAATACTAGATATAGATGCACCAGATACAAATATTCTGTAAGTGTTATCAAGAAAGGTGCCAAAGGTATTTTGAAGTGACTAAAAGACGCAAATACTGCACTAGAACGTGCCGAGACCAGTCATATTACGATAGAAAGACCGACTTTGTATCGAAAAGAGGTCAAAATGTACAGTAAAACCACTGCAACACGTAAAGTAATGAGCCTAAACAAACGTATTAGAATAGTCTGTGGTGGCACATCTGCTTCCAAGACTATATCTATCTTGTTGTATCTCATCGCAAAGGCGCAAACAGATAAGACCCCAACACTTACATCAATAGTAAGTGAATCATTCCCGCATCTTCGCAGAGGTTCAGTTAGAGACTTCCTAAACATTATGCAAGAACACGGCTACTACAAAGACTCACTATGGAACAAAACAGAATATACCTATACATTTGAAACAGGTAGCAGAATAGAGTTCTTTAGTGCAGACATGCCAAGCAAAGTACGTGGCCCACGTAGAGACAGGTTGTTTGTCAACGAAGGCAACAATATAGCGTGGGAATCGTGGGATCAACTACTCATTAGAACTAAAGAGTTTGCATTCCTTGACTATAATCCGACGAATGAGTTTTGGGCTTATGAAGAACTTATTGGTAAGCGTGAAGACGTAGAGTTTATTACCCTTACTTACCTAGACAATGAAGCACTAGACGCTAACATCGTATCTGAAATAGAATCTCATAAATCAAATAAGAACTGGTGGAACGTCTACGGCCTTGGTCAACTTGGCGAAGTAGAAGGCAAGATATACAAAGATTGGGCGATCATAGACGAGATACCACACGAAGCTCAACTACTCAGAAGAGGGCTAGATTTTGGCTTTAGTAATGACCCTGCAGCAATCGTTGATGTATACCGCTATAACGGTGGTTACATACTAAATGAGCGTCTCTATCGCAAAGGGATGCACAACAACGAACTTGCAAGCTTTATAAACAACCTAGAAACTCCATCAACTTTAGTAGTAGCAGATAGCTCAGAACCAAAGAGCGTCTCAGAGATACAACAATACAACGTGCCCATTATCGGAACAGTAAAGAAGGGATTTGGTAAGATGTCATATCTTAAAGCATCTATAGATTATGTGCAACAACAACGTATATCAGTCACTAAGAGTTCAATCAATCTTATTAAAGAGTACCGTAACTACCTATGGATGACCGACAAAGAAGGTAAGATAATAAACGAACCAGAAGGCGGTAAAGACCACGCCCTTGACGCAACTAGATATGCTTTTGACTCCATACGACCACAACCAGAAGATGTAGAAGATAACGTAACTAGTGGTAACATAGAAAGCTTTTGGCGATGAAATACGGTAGCGAAACCACCACCACTACATTAGACACAGAAGGTTCTACATTATCTATTAAAACTAACTACAAGGATGGTACACCTATGCCAGAAACATTTAAAACGTATAGCATTAGGGTCAAAGTATCGAACGAACAACAACAAACAGAAGAGATGTTACGCTTTAGTGTTGAATCATCGGGTAAACTAGATCCATCATTCCACATAGAACGTAAAGAAACCAATCCAACATGGTACATCGTAAAGTGTTGGACTGAATTAGTTAAGTAGATTTATAACACAAAATACTGTATAATGTAGGTAAAAGAACGCCAGCCCAAGAAACAGCAGCGTGTGATGTAACGTCACCGCTGCTTTTTGTTTAGGCCTAAAGTGTTCTCATATCTCGACGAAACAACCGTATTTGACGCATTCCGTGACAGTAAAGTATACATGCGACCATTGTTTGAACCATTTACAGAGTTCGAACGTATTGCACGTAACCGACCACATGAAGGTATAGACAAAGCATATCCTAAGACTACTGACGGAACAACTGCATCTATTGTACAGAAGACTCCACGTAGAATTATCCAGCAGCTACCTACCGGCAAGGTTAAAAGCGACTCAGAAGACTGGCTTACTCACGTTGCTGACTTTATCTATAACAACAAGATACTTTTAAACGCTAACTCGCAATACTCTTTAATACAGAAATCGTGGGCTGCCGTTTCTAAGGCTCTTACCTATGGTTCACAACCAGCTTACGTATCATTTGTGCGTAACGGTGAATACTTTGGTACAGACATTACACTTCCCTACATAAAAGATGTATTCCTTGAAAGAGGAAAGCTATCAGACAAAGACTCTAACTACATATTGATGCGTTCTTGGTATCAACCAGCAGACATCAAAGCGATTATTGAAAAAGAAAAAGACCTTGCAGCGAAAGCTAAGAAGCGCAAAGAAGAATACACCCCAACATGGGATATTGAAGCGCTTAAAGAGATACAAGACAACCAAAGCCAAAAAGATGACTTATCGGTTACTCCTAACGAACGAGCTAAGAACAATAGAACCGGTGGAGTAGAGATTATTCACGCCTTCCAAAAAGGTGTAGGTGCTAAGTTCTATTCATTCCACATGGGTACACAAAAGATAGTTAGAACTAGAGTCAACCCAGATCCACGCGGAGTTATGCCGATTCACTTCTTATACGCAGATGTAGACATGAGCAACCCACTAGGTAGGGGATATGTTGAACTAGTCGGCGCTATGCAGAACCTTATCGACACCGAAGTGCAGATGTACCAGTATAACCGTGCCTTAATGCTAAACCCACCACTACTTAAAAAGGGTAACTGGTCGAAGTCACAAGCTAAGTTTGCACCTAACACGATTATTGATCTTGGCTCTGACGTAAACGCTTCACTTGAAGCCCTTAGGATTGATACATCAGCTATTGCACAGTTCCCAGCTAACTACGGACTTATGAAGTCACAGCTTCTTAACCTATTGTCTAGTCCTGATGCATCTATTAGTGCTGAAATTGGCAACCCCGGCTTTAGCAAGACTGATGCAGGCGTAAAACAGCAACAAGGCAATGTGTCTGTTGACGATAACTACATGCGCCGTAACTTTGAAGCATGGTTTCAAGACATATCTGAAACAATGATTAATCTTTACTT